TGATCCTTCCGATGATTGTTGGGTTACACCTGAAGCATACAAAAGTATGAATGAAGCAAAAAAGAAAATGGTAAAAGATCCTAAAACAGGTAAAATGGTTCCGGATTATGCTATTGACGGTAAAGGCAAAGACGATCTTAAAAAAGAAAATATTAAAGAGTCAATTACTATTAGTGCAGATAGCCCAGATGATTTACCTGCATTACAGAGAATTTTGTCACTTGCTGGTATGGAACCAGTAACACCAAACATGATGTCACAAGGTGATGCACCGGATATGACTATGAAAAATGATGGCGATATTAATGCCAATGACGACTGCGGGTGTGAAGACGACCAACAAGAAGGTTTTAAAGAAGGCCAATATGACGGCAAGAGTCGTGAAGAATTACTGAAGATGAAAGACGATGCCGAAGCGAGCATGAAAAAATATAAATCAACGGGCAACGATCCACAAAGTAGATTCTACGACGAAACACAGATGATGATGGCACAACAGCATCTTGACAGTATAAACGATGCACTAAAGAAGGTGAGCCAAGAAGAAGGTTTTGCTAATTCAATGGGTAATGAAAAAGATGAAGAAAGTTTCATGGACGATGAATTAGAAGATATCTATGGTCATAAACCTATTAAAAAACTTCCTCGTACAAATGCATTACGCGGCGATAACGCACTAGAATCTATCGAAGCCGAAATAAAAGAAGCATACGAAGACTTTAAAAAAAAAGACTAGCGGAACGTAGCCTATCCAAAGGCGAAGAAAAAGCCAAAGAAAAATTTGTAAAAGGTATGAAGAAATCCAAAAGTGATTTCAAAGATCGTTACGGTGACGATGCTAAAGCAGTAATGTATGCTACAGCAACAAAAATGGCGAAGAAAAAAGCCTAGCACTACAAACTCCACTAAATATTAATATGGTACAAAATGCAAAAAGTCTTGACGGTGTATTAGTTAAAAAAGCACATGCAAGAACAAAATTTACAAAGACTGAAATTGAAGATCTAAAAAAGTGTGCTGATCCTAATACTGGTCCATATTATTTTTTAGATAAATTTTTCTTTATTCAACATCCTACAAAAGGAAAGTTATTGTTCGAGCCTTTTGAATTTCAAACAAGATTAATTCAATCTTATCATAATCATAGATTTAATATTAACATGCTACCTAGACAAACAGGTAAAAGTACAACTGCGGCTGGTTACTTGTTGTGGTATGCTATGTTCAATCCTGATGTGACTGTGCTTATTGCGGCACACAAGTATGCAGGTGCTCAAGAAATTATGCATCGTATCCGTTATGCTTACGAAGACTGTCCAGACCATATTAGATGCGGTGTAACCTCATATAACAAAGGATCAATGGAATTTGATAACGGGTCGAGAATAGTTTCGCAAACCACTACAGACAATACAGGACGTGGTATGAGTATTTCATTACTATACTGTGACGAGTTTGCGTTCGTTAATCCTACGATTGCTAAAGAATTCTGGACTGCTATTTCTCCAACACTAGCAACTGGAGGTAAAGCAATTATCACTTCTACTCCAAACAGTGACGAAGACCAATTTGCACTTATTTGGACAGAAGCCATGAAACGATTTGACGAACATGGCAATGATACTGAAATAGGTATCAATGGCTTTTTTGCATTTACTGCTCACTGGAGTGAACATCCTGACAGAGATGATGAATGGGCCGCAGAAGAAAAATCACGTATCGGAGAAGAACGATTTAGACGTGAGCATGAATGTGAATTCTTAATCTTTGATGAAACTCTTATAAACAGTGTACGATTAGCAGAATTAGAAGGAACAGACCCTATTCGTAGATTAGGGCAAACAAGATGGTACAAAGATGTTGATTCTAAATATACCTACGTTGTAAGTATGGACCCAAGTTTAGGTACTGGCGGTGATTATGCGGCAATTGAAGTTTTTGAATTGCCAACATTTGAACAAGTTGCTGAATGGCAACACAACCTAACGCCTATACAAGGTCAAGTTAGAGTACTTGCAGAAATTAATAAAACAATAAGAGAAGAATGCGAAGCAAAAGGTCAAGCAGGACCACAAATATATTATAGCATAGAAAACAATTCAATTGGCGAGGCGGCACTAGTAACTGTTAATGACTACGGTGAAGAGAACATTGAAGGTATGTTTCTAAGTGAACCTATACGTAAAGGACATGTACGTAAGTTTCGTAAAGGATTTAACACAACTCATAAAACCAAAATGAGTGCTTGTGCTAAATTTAAGCACCTATTAGAAAAGAATCAATTAAAGATCAAGAGTAAACCGTTAATTACAGAACTTAAAAGTTTTGTTGCAACAGGAACTAGTTTTTCGGCAAAATCTGGTGATCATGACGATCTTGTTAGTGCAATACTGCTTAATGTACGTATGCAACAGATTCTAAGCGAATGGGATCCTGCGATATATGAAAAAATGAAGGATGCAGACGTAGAACAAGTGTTACCCATGCCTGTGTTTGTTTCGTTCTAAAGGCATAAATAACATTATGAAAGGCTTAGACGCAATATCATCAGCATTATTTGAAAAGATTCGTAGCCGTTTTCCACGAATTCAAATGGGAGACGAAAATGGAACTCCGACTCAAGACGAATCCCAGGCTAGATTTTTTGATTTTGATTATATTGTTAATGGCGAGAACAAAGGTAATATTAGTATAAGTATTAATGAAGTAGATAGTTTAAAATTATACTTTAGTCAGGGCATGATTGACGAAGCAGACGATGCTACTGAAGCACAGTGGTATGATTTTTTAAAGGATATGAGATTCTTTTCAAAGAAGCATATGATGACATTTGATACTAAAGATATTGCTAAAACAAATTTAGATAAAAGAGATTTTAATTATCTGGCTAACAATAAGATGCAGGAGTCAAAGATGTATGGAACAACTAAATCTAGTTACGAAGAACTAGATAAAACAAAGTTAATTATTAGACATAAAAAAGAGATCAATGCCGAGCAAACAGGCGCAAGAACAAGAAACATTAATTCTTTGTTTATTGAAAACAGTGAAGGCGAAAGATACAAATATCCATACTCACATCTAGCAGGTGCTAGAGCAATGACACGTCATGTTGCAAATGGTGGAACACCGCATGATGATTTTGGTAAACACATTATTGAAACTTCGAGCAATATTGCTAAATTAACTGCATTCAAAAGATTTGTTGGTAAAAAAGATTTTATGAATACAACTTCAAATGATATTATTGAGGGATCTAATATTGAACTTGAAAATTTAAGAACACACATTAAAAAATTACAAGGTCAACAATACTACAAACAAACAACAGAAAACTTTACTCCTGTAACAGACAGGGACACAGAATTGGGCGAAGACGTTGTAAACGAATTGACCAATGCATTTACTATTCCTCAATTTAATGAAGATTTAACAGACATGTTTCCGTTACTACACAGCATTCATCAAAAGCGTGTTGCTGAGACAACTCTTGATTTAGATGACGTAGTAAAAGAAAGCAATGATCCTAAAGTGGACGCATTCTTACAAAAAGTTGCTAATGCAGAAGAAGAAGGCTTTGATATGCTGTACGATGCAAATTCAGGCAAATATGGCGATGCTATATTTAAAGTAGTAAGCGATATGTATAATGATGTTGCCTTTGATTTTGGACTACACCCAGATGACGACTTTGAAAAAATTTATGATCGCATGTTAGATAACATCGAAGCAGATTACGGTCCTAAAGAAGATATTGACGAGTTTGAATCATGGGCAGATTCTATTACTGGCGAAGACGATAACAACACAGATACTACAGATGTAACAATTGATAAAGACGGTGCTATGTCACTTCCGGGCAATGACGAAGAGACTAAAGATGAAAAAGCAAGTACCGAAGATATTATCGAGTTTGTACGCTCATTCTATGATAAAGAAACTGGAGCGTTTCCAAAAGGCGAAACTGGCGTGGTTATTTCCGCTCGTAAGCGTTTTGGTGATTCCGTAGGGGATCTAGTCGAGAAATTTGTATCCAAACTAACTGGTAAAGAGGTACAAGTTGAAAACGATGAAGAGGTAGAAGAAGGTAGTATCAAGTATATGCATAGTCTTAAAGCAAAAGGTCACAGCGATGAAGAAATAGCAAAAGAACTTAATATGTCCGCTGACGAAGTTAAAAAGGCTATGAATAAAACTAACGAAGAAGAATATGATAAAGAGCGTGACAAACGTGCTGAACGAGGACAGACTAAAAAATTTACACCTAGTAGTTCGTCAAGTTCTGAAGAAAAGAACAGTAAAGAATTTGCTAAGTCAAAAGAAAAAGAAACTGCTCAACAAGCAGTCAAAAAAGCCATGAGCAAGACTGTAGAAGACGCTGAAGAAAAAGACAATCAAGGATTTACAGACAAAGAAATCAAAATGGCGTTTGGTGTTCTAAATGATCCTAGATTCAAAGGCGGTAACTACACAGGTGCTGTTGAAGTGATTGAAAAGATTGCTAAAGGTTTATCCAACCATCCTAGTGTAGCAAAGGCATTGATGAAAACGAACGAAGAACTAGACTACATCAAAGACAAATTGGCTAAATTAATTAGATAAAATCAGAATTAATAGTTGACTTTGTAACAAAAGGTAACTATAATATAGGTATGTTGTTAGAGAAACATATCGAAGTGTTTGATACTAGTATCGAACAACAGGCACATAAAACATAAAGGCAAAACATAGGAGGCTTATATTATGGCAACACTAGCAGAGATTCGTGCAAAATTACGCGAACAAGAGTCACGCACAAGTGGCAACAATCGACAAAGCGGCGGCGACAACGCAATTTACCCACATTGGAATATGGCAGAAGGTAGCGAAGCAGTACTTCGTTTCTTACCTGACAATGATCCAAACGCAACTTTCTTTTGGAAAGAACGTTTAATGATCAAACTTCCTTTTGCAGGTATTAAAGGTCAAACAGACAGTCGTCCGGTAACAGTAAATGTTCCGTGTATGGAAATGTATGGAGAAACTTGCCCAGTACTTTCAGAAGTACGTGGTTGGTTTAAAGATCCAGCATTAGAAGATCAAGGACGTAAGTATTGGAAAAAGAGAAGTTATATCTTCCAAGGGTTTGTAGTAGATAATCCAATTAGTGAAGATACTACTCCAGATAATCCAATTAGACGTTTTATTATTGGTCCACAAATTTTCCAAATCATTAAGGGTGCATTAATGGATCCTGAGATGGAAGAACTTCCTACAGATTTTGTAAGAGGTGTGGACTTTAGAATCAAGAAAACATCTAAAGGTGGATATGCTGATTACTCAACATCACAATGGTCACGTAGAGAACGTGCTGTTACTGATGAAGAGAAAGCGGCAATCGACGCACATGGATTGCATAACCTAAATGACTTTCTTCCAAAACAACCAACTGAAGTTGAAGTTAAAGTTATTCAAGAGATGTTTGAAGCATCTGTTGACGGTGAAGCATATGATCCAGACCGTTTTGGACAGTACTTTCGTGCTCCGGGCATGAGTGCTCCAACAGGTGATCCGAACAAAAGTGCATCAGCACCAGCGGCGGCACCAGTAGCACCAGTAGTGGAAACTACGCCAGTAGCAGAAACTACGCCAGTAGCAGAACCGGCTCCAGCAGTACAAGAAACTGCTCCAGCGGCAACTTCTAATGGTGCTGAAGATAAACCATCAAGTGAACGTGCTCAGGACATTTTAAAAATGATCCGAGACCGTCAGTCATAAGGAGTCACAATGGCTAAACCTTTTGATATATCAAAGTTTCGTAAGGGTCTCACTAAGTCTATTACAGGACTTGGTGTAGGCTTTAACGATCCTACAGACTGGATTAGCACAGGCAACTTTGCACTAAACTACCTTATCTCAGGGGACTTCCATAAAGGAGTTCCTATGGGTAAGGTAACAGTGTTTGCAGGTGAATCCGGAGCAGGTAAATCTTACTTTGCAAGTGCTAATATTGTAAAGTCTGCACAAGATCAAGGTATCTTTGTAGTGTTAATTGACTCAGAGAATGCACTTGACGAAAGTTGGCTACAAGCACTTCAAGTAGATACAAGCGAAGAAAAACTACTTAAACTTAATATGAGTATGATTGATGACGTTGCTAAAACTATTAGTACGTTTATGTCAGACTATAGAGAGATGGCAGAAGAGGACCGACCTAAGGTACTTTTTGTTATTGACAGTTTGGGTATGTTGCTAACGCCTACAGATGTTGATCAGTTTAACAAGGGTGATATGAAAGGTGATATGGGTCGTAAGCCTAAAGCACTAACTTCATTAGTCCGTAATACTGTTAACATGATCGGCTCATTGAACGTCGGACTAGTATGTACTAACCACACATATGCATCGCAAGATATGTTTGACCCAGATGACAAGATTAGTGGTGGCTCGGGCTTTATCTATGCATCGAGTATTGTTGTTGCAATGAAGAAACTGAAGTTGAAAGAAGATGAAGACGGCAACAAGATCTCAGAGGTTATGGGTATCCGTGCTGGTTGTAAAGTAATGAAAACACGCTATGCAAAACCGTTTGAAGGTGTGCAGGTTAAGATTCCTTATGAGACTGGTATGAACCCGTACAGTGGTTTAGTTGAATTGTTTGAGAAGAAAGGCTTGTTGACAAAGCAAGGCAATCGACTCAAGTATATTAATCTAGCAGGCGAGGAAGTTCTTGAATATCGCAAAGCATGGATGCAAGAAGGCAAACTTGATTTGATTATGTCGGAATACGCAGAAAAAATTGCTCCTGTGGTAAATACCGACGAAGTTGACGAAGAAGAAGCAACTATTGATCAAATTGAGGAAGCAACCACAAATGAATGAAGAACACATCAGTGACATCTGGACGATGTTTAAAGAATATACAGACAAGAAACAAATGGAACTTGTTGCCGAAAAGTATGTTGATCTATTAGCAGACTACGGTGTTAGTGATGAAACGTTTAAGGAAGTTATCGGTACAGATTCTTATTTAGATGAAGCAATTAGCTACTATCTAGATTTAGATA